TTTTAAATCGTTGTCTTTAACACCATCAGCAGATGTTCTTTGATTATTATCATCTCTATAATCAATAGTATAATCAAAAGATTTATCATATATGTTATATTTAGCTGATCTAACTTTGGCTTTTCTACCTAAATAATCTACTTCATCACCTCTTTTGAATTTGGGTGTAGCATAACCTACACCTAGTCGTTCTAAATCAATATTTTCATCTATATCCTTGTATATCTTTTTTCTATCTGTATTTTTTACTCTTGCTTCTTTTTCATCTTTATCATCTTCCCAATCCATTTTATTATAGATGTCCCATTCTTTTAAATATTTTGAATATTTAGTTACATCAACTCCCATTTCTTTAGCAAGGTCAAATATCTGACGGAATTCTTCATCTTCTCTTTTTTTCTTTCTTGCTGCTGCTATTCCTCCTGCTATTGCTCCAATATTTTCATTTACTGAATAATCCATATAATTAACTAATCCTGATGGCATTTTCATTCTATATTTGGATTTGCTTTTTTTATTTTTGCTTTTTGGTTTTAAAGGTTTTCTGACAAAGGCATAAGGAGTATTATATGGACCTGCTGCTCCTGATGTTGATTCTTCTTTTTTTAGGGTATATTTTTTAATTAAGTCTTTTAATGGACCAGTTATTACCTTCATTTGTTCTTTTTCTTCATCATCTGGGTCTGCCCAAGATGTAGGATCTGGTATATTTAATTCTGTTAGTCCCTTTCTTTTAATTTTATTATATTCATCAGGATATTCATTTCTTAAATGAGTTCTATAGCTATTTCTTATCTTTCTTATTTCATCGTAAATATCTCTGAATTTAGTGTCTTGCTTAACTTTTGTATAAACTCCTCTAGATGTTGATATTGCTTTATCAAGGGTTTTAAATAATTGTTCAAATGAAGGAAGGTTTAATATATCCCATGATACAGCTCCTGTATTAGGATTAACAGCCGTTACTGTAAATTTAGTATCACCATCGCTTGAATAATGAAAATCACCAACTTTAGCATTAATATCTTTTGCTAAATTAGTTGCTTCGGTAAGTTTATATTTGTGTGGCATTTGCTACTTTTATTTCCTTAACTAATTCATAATAACGTAACAAATCAACTAAATTATCATCACCAATTTTATCGGTTTTGCTTAATTCAGTTAAAAATTTAGACACTTCAGTTATTTTTATCTGAGTTGCTTTATCTTTTATTTTTTTAGTTTCTTTTAGTATTGTAGACTTTAATACATTTATTTTAGAATTATAGAATTTTCTTAATCCTGGTGTTGAGTCTACAGAATTAATATACTCTTTAAGAACTTGTTTTTGTTCTTTAGATAGATTAGCATATTTTTCATTAAATTTTTCTAATAAAATTCTGTGTGTTAAAATTCTAGTGTCTTTATCATAATTTTTAAATTCTTTGATAATATCTTCTTTAACATCTTCAACATTAACCTCTTGTTTAGTTAGGTATTCTAATAATGTAATTTTATTATTAATTAATTGATCTGGGTTAGTGTTTTGTTTGATATTATAACTTTCAATTAGGGTATATAAAGCTGCTAATTCTTTATAGTTTGTTATTTTAGACCCAAAAAATACATCTAATTCATAATGCTTTCTTATTTCATTAATTAAGTTATATTTTTGTTTTCTTAAGGAAGTTTTGTTGAATTTTGAAGAATTTTCTAAAATAGTACTAACTATAGCATTAGCTCTGCCTTCATTTAATACTTTAGACTTCATTATTGACTCATATAATTTATACTCACGGCCTAAGGAAGTTTTTACAAAATATTCTCTTAAAATATCTATTGCTGGGGAGTCTACACCTTTAAGAGTGTCTGCAGTTATTTGGCGTACTAGTAATTCAAAGAGAACCCCAGTATTTTTATACTTCGAATGTTTGATTTTCATTTAAAAAATATATTTATTATAAATATGAAAAAATATTTACTTCTTCAATTGATTTTCATCTAACAATGAAGAATCATTTTTATTCTCTTCAAATATTAATTTCTTTTCGTTTAATTTTTTAAACATATCTAGATTTTTCATATAAGTTGATTTAGCACTTTCAAGAGCTAATGGACTTCCACCTTTAAATTTAGGTTTAATATCATTAGAATCATTTTTATCTGTATCTTTCATACGTTTAACTCCTAACCTATCTTTACCAAAATTACTATCTTGAGTATTACGTTTTGTATTAGATACTACAGGTCTTCCTAATTTAGGATCATCAGCTGCATATTCTTCAGGTTTTGGGACATCACCTGGGTTGGTATACATTCTACCTTTACCATATAATGAAGCTAAATCATGTGGAGTACCATAAGATTTACCAGTATGTACTGGATCATTACCTTCTGCTGCTATTTGGTCTAATCTAAATTTACGTTTAGCATCTTCTCTGGATAGATCTCTGTATTCTTCAAATTGTTCTTCACTAAATTGATAAACATTATCATATATCCAATCTGACGGAACTAAACCTTGTTCTAATAAAGAGCCAGCTAATTCTGTTTTACCTTTTAATAATTCGATTTTTTCTTGTTCTAATACAATTGATGGACTAGATAATTGAAGTGTAAAATTAGTTAAAGTTTCATCAGTATAACCTTGAGTATATAAATGAACTAAAGCTATTTTATTTAATTCTGAAAGAACTATTCTTTGTAATCTTTCTATAGTACGAGCAAATCTTATATCTTGTGCTGCTAATGTAGCTTTACCTTCTATATCTTCTTCATACCCTAAAAATGCTTTTGGTATTTTTAGTGCTGCGAATAATTTATCTCTTAAATATTCTACATCCTGTATTCCATCATATGCTAATCCTGGTGTTGTTTCTATTTTTGTTGTTGTATCATTACCACGAATTGGAATATAAAAATCCTCCAACATATTTTGCATATTATACTTTAGATTATAATCTCCAGTTTTTTCATCTATCATTGGAGTTCTTTTTAATTGTGAAATAGTTTTTTGCATAAATGCTTCTATTTCATTAGGAGGTATAGAACCTACATTCATATAAAAAATACGTTTTTCAGGAGCACGTGCAATTCTATGAATTAACATTGCATCTTCCATTAAAGTGTATTGTTTAAATAATTTTCTAGCTGGTTCGATATAAGCTCTACCATAAGGAAGATAATTAACATCTGAAACTAGTCTAAAGTGGGCCATTTCATAATTATCAAAATAAATGCCACTTGGGTCCTCCATTTTGCCTGCTGAATTTGGTACTGGGAACATACCTGAACTTAAACTTACTAAGCCATCTGGTGCATATTTGTATTTAATTTCATGAGGATTATCATCATTAAATCCTTCCATTCTTTCAATATGATACGCTGTATAAGGTATTACATTATATACTCCAAATTTTTCAGCTATTTCTAATTTTAAGAAAAAATCACCATATTTACACATTTGTCTAATCCACATCCAAAGATTAAACTCAATATTTAATACATCATAAAATAAATTATAAAGTATTTTTTGTATATCTTCATTAGCACTTCTAATTTGAAGTACTTCTCCCAAATCGTTTTTTAAAGTTGATTCATCTGCTAAAATATCAAGAGCTGATGCTATAATAGCATCTTGATCCATTACATCATATTCTGAATATAATATTGGTCTTAAGTATTGGTAATTTATATTAAATTGTGCCCCATATAATGATGAAGGGCTTGTGGATGAATATATTCTATTATATCTATCAACTAGAGAATTTGTTTCAATTTCCCCCATTGATTGAATTTTTCCACTATCAATTATTTTTAATTGATTTCCGCCTACGTTTCGTATTATTACGTCAGTGGAAAATAATCTTCTTAATCTACTAAATACGCTTTTATCAGCCATAATTTATTGTTATTGTTATAAATATTATTTAAAGAGCCAATCAATGTTTTCTTCACCATTTTTAGTTTTTATATGA